AATTTGTTGAACATTTCTGACGATGTTGTCGAAGAATTCAACATGACATCAATGATGAAGAATTTTCCAAGGTTTGGTGTCAAGTACACCAGTGATGATAAGAATGATGCGAACCCAAAGAAATATCGTGATCTTTCAGAGATCACGTTTCTTAAAAGGAGTTTTGTTTGGAACAACGTTGTTTGCCGACACGTTGCTGCTCTGGAAAAGGCAACGATTGTGAACATGTTGCATTACACAAAGAAGGGAGGGAACGCTGATAGCATTACCTTCCACAATTGTGAAAACGCTTTACGTGAAGCTAGTCTTCACAGTGAGACATACTATACGGGTATGTATAAAACACTTGCACCCTTAGTTAAAACACGATTGGGGGCAAGTTTGCGTTTCATCGAATATGATGAGGCAGTTCTTGAAACATGTGGTTTTAAACCAACATGGATTAGGGAACACATTTAAGGAATTTATTTGGTTACCATGATCATCCCGGCAAATGTCGAGAATAAAGGGATGAGATTAGGCTTTTAGATTCAACAGCCATTTGTTTTTACAATTACAGTACCAGGATTGGCTTTAAATATCCAGGGCACTCGACAAGAAAGTGTTATCTGGTTCGATGCACTTTCTTAATTCTGGACCGCAGAACAAAAAGACACTACACAAATTATAGTTGAAGGGGAAACGAGTGATGCAAACGCAACCACACATTTCTCCACAGACGCAACAGCTAGAGTAGCTGAAACTAGGCTTTCAATGCCTAAGTCAATGTTTGACACATTGGCAAACAAAGATTGGTCACATTTGGACTTGCATACACTGCTATCACAACCAGTACCAATCTTGAACTCCATTATTGTACCACCGACGTTTACACCAACTGTGTATTTATCTCACAGTACAATTTTGCAAAATTCTGCATTTCATGCAGAAAAACTTCGAGGCTATATGGGTTTGAGGGCAACGGTGGTTGCTAGGCTTGTTGTTAATGCGGATAGGTATACACAAGGGAGGCTTTGCCTTTCCTTTGTGCCAGCATCAGATCTTGATATTAATAATGTTCGAAGATTTGATCACCGTATGGCAACTCAGTTACAACATGTTTCAATAGATTTGAATACAGAGACTGAAATTGTATTGAAGATCCCGCACAGGGGGCCTTACACTCACTTTGACTTGACTAGGGATAGGTTTAATACTGGGTTTTTCCAGCTCACTGAACTTTTACCTGTTAAGGGAAATCCAGTGAATTATACTTTGTATATGTCATACGAAGATGTTCATCTTATTGGGCCAACTTCTGTTACGCGCATTGCGCAATATCAATC